TAAGTCGATGAATCCTAATCTCTGAGAAGCCACTAGGACTCTTCTTTGATTAGCTACTTCGTAGTCTGACTCGATTGTAACGCCTCTTAATCTTGGCATTACATAGTTTCTTGGGTATACTGCAATAGCGTTAAACTTAGCAGCTGCTTTAGAAGCGAACTCGTCACATAACAGTACTCTTGATCCGAATACTTGTCCGATTTCACCACTTAGCTTAGTAGCCATGTCGCCAACTAGGTTAGCGTCTTGGAACTCAGCATCTTCTAGTAAGTTATAGTACACATCTTGTGATACTACATAAACTACGTCTGCTGGGTTAATACCATATTTACCCATGTTCTTTCTCATTGCAAGTAAGTCAGCAGCTGTTACACTGTCACCAGAAGCAAATGTTCCTGATGGTTGTGTGAAGTCACTGTCATTTCTTGCTAGGTGTAGTAAACCTTCAAAAGATGCACCGCCAGTACCAAAAGCACCGTCAGCATCGTCACCAGCTAGGATAGCATTTTCGATTGCTCTAGCGTGTGATCTTACCATTTGCTCTCTAATTAAAGGTAGAATTGGTAAAATTGCATCTTCTTCTGTCTCATTACCTAAGTATGATTGTGAAATAAGTTTTTTAGTTGAAAGAGTTCTTTCAGTCATATCAACACCACCGTATGGAGAACCATAAGTGTCACCTCTTTCGGCTAAGTTACCGTGTGGTGAACTACCTGATGCAGTTTGAGCTGAAGCAAATTCAGCATAACCACTATCTGGTAGGATTGGTATAATCATATTAGCAGAAGTCATTGGAATTTCTCTAAATAGAGGTGCTAATACCAACTCATTCTGGATATCTCTTTCGATGTTTGTTGAAACAACTTGTTCAAAATCTGCTGATGAAACGCCAACACCTGAATGTGCGTTAACTTTTTCCATTAAAGATTTTGACATATCGTTGTCCCAGCCTTTACCAGTAGCTAAACCAGCAAATTTTGCATCTAAAATATCTTGCTCGAATTCTTTCTTCCAATCGCCGTTACCTTGTCTATCAGCAAAATGTCTTTTGGATTCACGAATATTCATGATTTCCTCAGACTTCTCTGCTAATTGTTTTTCAAGTGAATCGACAACTGATTTCAAGTCTTCATTTTTCTCATTAACTCTAGCTTCTAGGTCGTTCATTAACTTTTCAGCTCCTGATAAACCTGCTTCAACTATAGTCTTTGTTTCTTCCTGTTTGGCTTCTTGAGCAGCTTTTTCATCGGCTTCTACAGCTTGTTTTTCTTCAAGCTCTTTAGCCTCTTTAGCTTTTTGCTCAGCTTGTTTCATAGCAATTGAAGTTGCAGTTTTTTCCGCTACTTCTTTTGCAAATGACTCAAGGTCAAAAGCGACTTCAGGAGATTTCTTTTCTTCTGACATATCAGTCTCCGTTGATGAGGATTTCTCCTCGCTTGGCTGCTCAATTTTAACAGCGTCTGCTGCTGCGGTTGAGTTAGCCTGTAAAATTTCTTTTTGGTAACTTCTATACTCTTCCATAGAATCAAAAGACTTTGCTAGTCCAAAGGTTGCCCCTTGATTGCAAGGTACTGATACTACAGAGACTTCGAAAAGTTCCGCGTCCTTTATTTTATATCCGTCGGTTTCAGTCATATATTCAGAATCCTTGCATCTAAAACCTACGGAAAACGCTCCAAGGACTCCATCTTTAACTAACTGGGTTATATCACCAGCGGCTTTGGATATCTTTGCAGTGATATCTAAACCTTTATCTGTAACTTCTAAACCTGTGGCTCTCCCAATAGGTCTATTATAGTCATGGTTAAAAAGAATGATTGGATTACCTTTAAAGTTTTCTAATCCACCTTTTGTCCATGCTTCTGTTTCGATAATATCGCCAGCTCTATCTAGTCCATTTGTGCTCGCAGAACCTTTAATATTAACTCCGCCATCATCAGTTTCACCTAATGATTTAAAAGTGCTAGTCCAGTGATATATCTTTTCGTTACTTTTTGACATCAACTTTCTCCTTCACGACCTTTTTCTTAGGGGTTACTTTTTTAACCTCTTTTACTACAGGCGCTGGGACAGGATGCCTTTTAGCAACAACTCCTAATACTCTGTTCCAAGAACCAAACTGCCTTCTAAGCAGATAGTCTTTAACAGGTACGTCATTGCCAAAACCTTTGTATTCAGCTAGTGTCATTGTTTCAACGCCTTTGCTGGCTATGAAATCTGACAAAGCCTTTATCATCATATCTTTTGTCATTATGTTTCCTCGCTTGGTGGCGCTTCTTGTGGTCGCCCACCCTCTTCGGGATTTGCGGCTGAACCTGCGATATTTGCAGGAACTCGCGGTGTATCAAACCCTTCAACTCTTTCAAGCCTTAATGCCTCCCTTGCTTCGTTCGGTGTCATTATACCTGTATTTACAAGTGTAGCATAATAGCTTGCTTGGTCTCTTAACTCTGGTTGCAGAGCAGGTATACCTGATACATTCTCATCAAGTTTGAAACCGAAGTATCTCTCGAAAGCATACTTAATTTTATTAGTGATAGGTAGTATGGTTTCTAAATAATATAGTCGATGGTTTGGTCTAATATTTGCATTATTACCACTATCCATCAAAATTGGTGGTACACCTAGTGCTTCAAGTATTATTTTTTCATTATCCTTTACAGCTTCCTGAAAGTCTAAATTTTTGAAGTTCACTTCACTTAAGTTTTCCACTTCTAAACCACCGTCTAAGAACAATGGTCGTCGTCCTCCAGACTGTGGATTGTATCTAGCAACCCATGCCTGTAACATTCTTTCCTTGATTTTCTCAGAAAGAGTGTTTGGTGATTTTAGTACCAATCCTGGTACTGCTCCATTTTTAAAGAAGTTATCCTGAAACTTTCTCATGCTTGATAGTAACTGCATAGTTCTAAAAGCAGGTTTTAGTCTTGGTACTCCTCTATAAATAGAATTAAAACTGTTTTCTTTAATATGAATTATCTCATTCGGTGAATAATCTATGCTGTGGTCATAAGTATATTTCTCTACATAAGTTCTTTCATCACTATGTATAGTAACATGCTCTGCTGGAAGATGGTACAGATGTGCGCCATCGAAATAAACAAAGATATTTCCGTCAATCAGTAAGTCTATTAATAGATTTCTTTTAAATGTGCTTACATCTTGATAAGGATTCGGCTCTTTATTTAGTAGTAGGTCGACTCTTGTTCTTCTTAAGTCTTTCTTTATAGGGTTTATACCTGTTATTTTTTCTGCAACATCAAAAGGTATTTCAGCAGCGTCATCCACAATCATGTTAACAGCTCTGTTTACTACTTCTAATGATTCGTAGGCATTTCTATAGTTTATTACATTTTCACGAGTATCAATGGTAATACCTTGATCACGCGAAATAACATACTGAGCAGGATTTTCTTTTTCCTCCCTCTGTATGCCTAAAATTCTATCGTACCATGCCATATTTTTTCCTTTGTATTTCCACCCAATTTTGTTGTTTCTTTGCTGTTATCAACTTTGGTCTTTTTCCGTATATATTATGCAATCTTTGGTGGTGCATATGACATAAAGTAACAGCTTGTTTATAAACTTCGTCTTCGTTATCTTTTATGAATTTTTCACGAAGTGCTAGTATTTCTTCCTCTGTCTCAATGGTGATATTTCTTTGTTTCATCCACCATTCAAGTAATTCAGTTAGTCCGTTATAGTGATGAAAGTCCAGATTTTCTGTACTTCCGCAAATGTAACATTCCGTGTCTTTTTTATACTGCGACTTGGCCTTATCACGAACATATTTAACTAAATCTCTTTTTAAAGTCATAAACCTACTTGTATATAAGAATTGTAGCAAAAATTTAAACTCATGTCAAGAACTATTTTTTATAGGTATAATTAAAATGTAGTGGCGCTTGTTTCAAACGAATACAAGGCGTATCGAATGGCGTCTGCCATGTGAGATGCATAATTATGTTTAGGTTTTTCTTTTAATAAGTTAGGATTCGGATCCCACTGATATTGATCTAAACATAGTAATGATTCTTTGCATGATTGATGAACAATTAATCTATCATTGTCAACTATTCCACCTACGTGTCCAATTCCATCAAGAACTGACTTTTTGGCATTAATAGTAGTAATGTCATAATTTTGTGCAAAATCAAATCGAGTTTGTTGAGCTGCAGAGTCAATATAGATATAATCAATACTCCATTTTTCTATAAGTTTACGAATTTCCATAGCATGTTGTTCTGTAGTTCTTTCGCTGTCTAAATATTCATCTAATAGATAAAACTTTTCCGCATCCCAATCATACGCAATAACACAGAAAGCTGTTGGGTCTTTATATCCTACGTCCATTCCTGCAAACACATCCATTCTACCTGTTTCTAGTTCTGATAAATCAGCTACACATTCTACATGATTAAACGCCCATACTTGACCTTCAAAGACATTGAAGTCTGCCATATATTCTTGATTAAATTCTGCTTCAGACATAGTCTTTTTTGCTTCTGCTATATCTTGTTCAGAAAGTCTTGGATTCTCATGGTAAGTTGCTCGGACTGATGCCCACTCTGGAAACTCATCACTAAATCCTCTGTGCCAAAATTCCGCAAACCAATTATTTCTACCACGAGGAGTAGATATAAATATAGCTTTGGAGTTTTCTTTGTCTAGTGTGGGCCTGAGCGCAACATTGAAAGCATCCTTGCCGTCAACAAGGGCTGCTTCGTCAAATATGATGAGATCATAAGATCTACCCACAACTGAGTCCACTTGGTTAACGGAACCCATACGTATTGTTGAACCGTTCGAAAGTTCAATAACTTTATCTTTTGCATTGTCTCTAGTAACTTCTAAATCAAAATGTTTGATTAGCTGCCTCTGTAAATCAAATGAGATTTGAGATAAAGAGTAGTTTGGTGACATAAGTAGTACATTAGAACCTGGTACTAAAGTTATTAATTGTCCTATAATATTTGCAATGTATGTTTTTCCTTGTCTACGAGAAATCGCAGCACATACAAATCTATATTTAGGATTGTTGATAGCATTGATTAATGCTGTTTGTGAAGAATTAGGTATAACACCTAATAAGTCCATATATCCATCAATAGGTAGCTTTATAAATTTTCTTTCATCAAATGTCATCAGTTCAGTACTGATAATATCTTTTCTGCTAATATCTATCAATGTATGGTCTCGTTAAAAAATTCTAATAGTTCGTCTTTATCATCAAGAAGTCCTGCTTCTTGAGCTTTTTCATATAAGTATAAAAAAGAAGCAGCCATATTTTTTAAGTTCCTTTCCGCTATAGATAGTTTTCTGTTGTCTCCAACTTGTAACATTTTTTCTAAAAAATTATGTGCATGTATTTGACTTTCATCTAACCAAACTTTTCTTCCATCTATAGTAGGTATACTCATTATTATCTCCTTCTTTTTATACCGAATGTTCTTTTTTGTGATCTTGGTGGTCGTTTTTTACTACCGCCTTTTCCTGCCCAGAAAACTTTGTTTGCCCAGTAAGCTGCTGAAGATTTACCCTTACGAATATTCTTAGCATGTCTTGCCTTAAAACTTTTTCTTGCTTCTGGACTATAATTATGACCCATCCCTTGCGCTCCGAATCTAATTATTTTTATTTTGCCACCAACTCTTACAGCAACAACTGCCTTTTTAGTTTTATGATTAGGTGTTCTTTTTGGTTTGTTTAAACCTGTAAGACCTACTCTTTTTAATCTAGCTTTTTCAGCTGCTGTAAGTGCCATTTATCTTCCTCGTCTTGGTAAAATTCTACCTGCACTTCTTTTTCCAAAAGTAGCTCTTCTTGGGTTAAGTGTTTTACCAAATCTAGGACCGATCGCTTTAGGTCTTGCACCATATCTCATTGCACCTACGCTGTAAGCATCTTTAGTATTTACTAAAGTCCCAGCTGCTGCATTCATATCTCTTGTAACTCCTCTCTGGAGTCTATGTTTACGAATCTTCTGAGTGTTATGAACACCAGTAGGTCCGCTTAAAAAACCGCCTGTTCTAGCCATTTCTTTCTCCTATAAGCTTTTTTAATTGCTTATCTCGAAAATTACACTCCTGCATAGTTGCATAATTTTTCAGTTTTACTAAGTGGGATAAAGCTCTTCTTCTTTCTATAACTACATTAGCTACAGTTTTCTCAATCGCAGATAGCCTTCTAGTCATTTCAAACTTATGGGCTAGTGCGCGATTTGTCATTACTTTCTCCTTCTTCGTGTTGTTCTCTTTCTTTTAACAAAAGTGGATACGTTTCTAGGTTTACCCCCTGGATTACCTGCTTTTCTTTTTCTACGTACTGCTGACCGTTTTTGTGCATCAGTCATTCTTCTGGCTTTACTTGCTGGTACACACTTTGGGTATCCTCCAGCTTTTGCTCCTCTTGCTGATTTACGTCCACAAGGTGGATGTCCTCCGCCCTTTCTTTTACGAGAGATGTCTACCCATCCCTCTTTAAACCATTTTGTTAATCCGCCACTTGGTTTAGCCATCTTGATGGTGGTCCATTTCGCCATCACTTATGTAATTAGCTGCTTGTACCACTTCATACTCAGATACTGCTATTTTATTAGTAAACCATGTTGGTAAATCTGCTTCTGGATTTGTCAAATGGTCTATAATCATTTGAGCGTGAGATTGTATTGTTTTACACATTCTCACGACTGAAGCTGCATCAGTGTGTCCATCTTTTTGTATTATAAGTTTACCGTTTTTAATTATTCCTTTCATTATTTCCTTCTTTTTCTTCCAGTACCCATACGATACCTTCCACCCCTGGCTTTGTAAGTTCTTACTAGCCAACCATTTGCATACGCAGATGGATATACCTTAAATCTTCGCTTTGCTTCAGCTTTTACTCTAGCATATAGCGTAGGATTTGTTGGTACAGGACGCTTTTTAGCGGCCTTTTTTCTTCTTCTTACTGCCATGTTTCTCCTAAATGCACCGTGGGCGTTTCAGCCCACGATACCCCTGTAATGTTATTTGTCTTTCGCTTTGCCAACATTTAAAGCAAACCAGTCAATTAATTTATAGACTTTCTTCATCCAACCATCGTCAATAGGTGTTGGAGTTATAGCTGCTATGAATGAGCATAACATCACTATTGTAGGGATGACTGCTATCCATGCTTGGAGCCATTCAAAGAATCCTAACATAATTATCTCCTTTTGTACTTTCCGCCTCTTTTCTGACGCTTACAGTACT